TGAAAAGAAACCTTCTAAAGCACGTGCAGCCCGACGTAAGTCATATTGTGCACGTTCAGCAGGACAAATGAAAAAGTTTCCTAAAGCTGCTAAAAATCCTAACAGCCGTTTGCGTCAAGCACGTAAGCGGTGGAGGTGTTAATGGCTATAGGTCGTTCTAATATATCACAACAAGTTACTAAACCACCTTATAAAAAGAAAAAGAAGAAGATTAAAAAGGTTGTTAAAAGAAAGGCTAAGTAATGACTACTAGCGGTACATATAACTTCTCAATGGATATTGACGAAGTTATTCAAGAAGCAATGGAGATGATTGGTGGTGAGCAGACACTAGGACACGATCCTAAGTCTGCTCGTCGTTCAATTAATCTACTGCTACAGGATTGGCAGAATCGTGGTGTACTGCTTTGGACTGCTAATACAACTACAGTTTCTGTATCTACAAGCGTAACAGCTTATGCACTAGCTTCTAGCACTGTAGATGTTCTTGAAGTTGTTATCAATCGTGACGATACTGATCTTCAACTAGAACGTATTACAATGGAAGAATATCTAAAGATTCCACGTAAAGGTCAAACAGGTCGTCCATCACAGTATGCTATACGACGTGATAGAGATAATCCAACAATGTATCTCTGGCCTATTCCTGAAAATACAACAGACCTTTTAAAAATTGAACAAGTGCGGTATACTCAAGATGTAAACAAATCTGCTGTACAGACTGCAGATATTTCTAGACGTTTTTATCCCTGCCTTACTGCAGGACTATCTTACTTTATGTCAATGAAACGTCCCGGTGTAGAAGGTGGACGTATTCAGTTTCTTAAAGCTGAATATGAAGAACGTCTAGCACGTGCAATGGATGAAGATAAAGAAAGAGCAAGTCTACGAATAGTACCAAACTTAAATAGAGTTTAAGAATTATGGCAAGCACTAAAAGAGCATTAGCAATATGCGATACGTGCGGTTTTCGGTATCCTCACAGGGTACTAAAAATGAACAGCTACGGAATGCTAGTTTGCCCAACAGACTACGATGGTGCTTATGATCTAAAGAACCATCCACAAAATAAAACTCCTGATGTAAGGGACAATCCAGCAATTCGTAATCCACGCCCAGAACTAAATGCTGAACGAGGAACTGATTGGGAAGATGCTGCACTAATTTGGGAAGACACTGACAACTATTGGAATAGTATATAATGGCTACACTTACTGGAACACAAATTGCTAATACATATAAGCAGCTTTTACAAGTTGGCAGTGGCAATACTGGACTAACTGGTACAGTACAATCTGTACAAGATGGTCAAGGTAATAATTCACCTTTACAACTTAGTCAAAGTGCAGTAAACATTAATGGAACATTTCAACTAAGTGGAGTAACACTTACAGCTAATGCTTCAACTCTTAATGCGGTAGCAGACCTAACAGGTGCTACAGGCATTGTAGCTGTAAGTGGAGGTAATGTATATGGCAGAACAATCACTGGTGGGACGGGTGTTTCAATCACTAATGCTGATGGCACTGAAGGCAATCCTACTATTGCTCTTAATACTACTGGAGTTACTTCAGCTTCCTATGGTCCAGCAACTAATATAGAAGTAAACAGTGTAGGACAAATTGTAAGTGCTGGCGCAGCAACAAGTGTCAGTGTTTCAGGTGTAACAGCTAATACATTTACTGGTGGTACTTTTGCAGGTACAACTGGTGACTTTAGTTCAAATGTTTCAGTAGGCGGTAATCTAGTTATTGCAGGTCAGTTTAGTCCTGCATCACTAAGCGTTACTGGTACAATTAATGCTAACAAAATATCAGCAACAGACGCAACATTTAATAATGTAGTTAGTGCAGGATTCTTTGTTGGTGATGGTTCAGGACTTGTTAATGTTCCATCTGCAGAAGGCGGTACAGTAAAAACTTTAGAAGCTGGTACTGGTATTACATTATATATAGATGCTGGTGTTACAAGTACAGTTAATAGTAGCGGTACTATAGCAGTAAGTGCAAATCAAAACTTTGGAACTGTTTCAGTTAGCACCGCACTAGCAGTCACAGGATCAGCTTTATTTGGCATTGTTTCAGCTACTAATATTGATACAGATGAACTTCTAATTGCTGGAGTATCTGCTGCTACAGTTACTGAAGTAGCTGCAGTTTCTGCACTAACACAGACAAATCTTGATTCGATTACTTCAATTAATACTGTAGTTGGAAATGTATCTGCAGTAACTTCTGTTAATGCTGCTGCAATTACTTCTATTAATACTATTATTGGTGATGGAAGTAACTTTGCAACATCAGCAGAACTAGCTGCTACATCTCTTGCATTAGCCACTAGTATTGATACAGCTAATACACGAATTACTTCTGTAAGTGACTTTGCAGTAGCTTTATCTGCTACTATGGCTACAAGTATTGGAACAGCTAATACAAGAATTACATCTGTTAGTGATTATGCAGTAGCACTTTCAGCTACATTAGCTACAAGCATTGGAAATAGTAATACAAATATTACAACAAATGCTAACGCCATTACAAGCATTAATACAGTTGTTGCAGGTGTTTCAGCCCTAACATCAGTTAATGCTGCAGCCATTACATCAATTAATACTGTTGTGGCAGGAGTTTCTGCGCTAACAAGCGTTAATGCTGCTGCTATTACAAGTATTAATGTTATTATAGGAGATGGCACAGGCTTTGCTACAGATGCTGAATTAGCTTCAGTATCTAGCCGTGTAACTTCAGTAAGTGATTATGCAGTAGCTTTATCTGCTACACTAGCTACAAGTATTGCTAATGTATCTTCTACAATGGCTACAAGTATTGCTAATGTATCTTCTACAATGGCTACAAGTATTGCTAATCATCTTCCTCTTGCAGGTGGTACGCTTACAGGAACAGTTAGTGGTACAGACTTTTATGTTAGTGCAGTAGCAATTGGCGTAGATACTTTATTAGGTAAACAACTTCATATTGGAACTGCAGCAGTAGCTGATATTGTAAGTCTTACAGATGGTACAAGCATTGCAGTTGACTTTAATGCAGGTCAAAACTTTGCTGTGCAATTAGCAGGTAACAGAACATTAGAAAATCCAACGAACTGTGTAGCAGGACAAACAGGATCAATACTTATTATACAAGATGGAACAGGGGGTAGAACATTATCTTATGGGGGTAACTGGAAGTTTCCTGCTGGTACTGCTCCAACATTAAGTACCGCAATTTCAGCAGTTGATAGAGTGGATTATATAGTGTATACTTCTACTGCAGTTCAAGCTATAGCAACATTGGATATAAAATAATATGGTATTTAATAACAATCTTCTTTTAGGCGCAGCAGGTGCTGGTGATGCTGGCTACACCATTGACCAGTCGATCCGGCTTAACGACAATGATTCTGCTTATCTCTACCGCACCCCAGCCAGTGACGGTAATCGGAAGACGTGGACATTCTCCACATGGATTAAGCGTGGAAATATAGGCACCGCTCAGGTGTTGTTTGGCTGTTTTAGCACCTATCAGTCATACCTGCGTATCAATGCCGACAACAAGATGCAGTTGTACAATGAGCGAGGCAGTACTTCCAACTGGACCACAACTCAGGTTTTTCGTGATCCGGGTGCGTGGATGCACATTGTATGGCAATATGACGTAACTCAGGCAACCGCCATCGACCGTCAGCGGCTGTGGATTAACGGAGGGGACGTTACTGACTTTACTCGCACTTCTACCGCAGCGCAAAACACAGACGGTACAATCAACATAGCTGCCGAGCATCGTTTGTTCCGACAGGGTGGCTCTACTAACTACTATGATGGGTATGCAGCCGAAATTAATTTCGTTGATGGCACCGCCTTGGATGCTACCAGCTTTGGTGAATACAACGCTGACACCGGCCAGTGGGTGCCGATAGCCTACACTGGCTCTTATGGCACCAACGGCTTTTATATTGACGGTGCTGACTCTTCTTTCTTGGGTAAAGATGCAAAAGCTACTTCGGCAGCGGTAACAAATAAAGCAAGCACGTCTTCTGAATGGGGCGGTGCAACAGGGGCGTATACCTTCGCCACAAACGAAATAGATCGTAGTTCTACAATCAACGCAATTATATCGACTGATCTGCTTTCGGGCGAC